GTTCGACCGAGATATGGATGACGATTTACTTTGGGACGAATTGAAAAAGAAGTGCCTAAACTACGAGCCTTTTGTGGCTGTAAAAGATACTACAAAATATAAAAAAATACTGGCAGATAAAGTCAAAGAAAGTTCTTGACTTTTAGCATAAATAAAGTATACTTTAGTATATAAATCAAATACCCCGTACACATCGTACACAACAACAAGGAGATTAATATGGGATTTTCAGATTTGAAAAAGAGGTCGAAGGGTGGCTTTGACAAACTAACAGACGAAATGAATAAGTTGTCGAAGGGTTCGGAGTCCTACAAGGATGACCGATTCTGGAAGCCAGAACTCGACAAGTCTAGTAATGGATATGCAGTAATTCGCTTCCTGCCTGCTTGTGAAAATGAAGACATTCCTTGGGCGCGTCTTTTCACTCACGGATTCAAGGGACCAGGCGGTTGGTACATTGAGAATTCTCGTACCACTCTTGGAGAGAAGGACCCAGTTTCAGAAATGAATACTCTTCTCTGGAACAGTGGAACAGATAGTGATAAAGATATTGCTCGCAATCGCAAGCGCCGTCTTTCTTACATCTCAAACATTCTTATTGTGAGCGACCCTGCCAACCCTCAAAACGAAGGTAAGGTTTTTCTTTACAAGTATGGTAAGAAGATTTTTGATAAGATTAATGAGGCTATGAATCCTGAATTTGAGGACGAGTCTCCCATCAACCCGTTTGATTTTTGGGAAGGTGCTAACTTCAAGTTAAAGGTTCGTAAGGTTGCAGGATTTATCAATTATGATAAGTCAGAATTTGAATCAACATCAAAAGTGTATGATGGTGATGATGATAAGTTAGAGGAACTTTGGAAGACACAGTATGTTCTTTCTGAGTTTACCGACTCAAGCAATTTTAAGTCTTATGATGAACTTAAGACTAAGTTGAATCAGGTTGTTGGTAATGATATCCGAAGCATAGGAATTACTGCAACTCCCCGTGCTGAAGATGCAAGCGTGTCCCCTCCCCCCAAGTCTGATGCATCATCGTCATCAGCCGCTGAAGTACCCGTCGATGAAGAGGATGGTGAGTCCGGCGATGCCCTTTCATACTTTGAGAAGTTGGCAAACGAAGGTTAATTGACCTTTGGATTTTAAATCGATGATGGAAAGGGGCTCTTCGGAGTCCCTTTCTTATTATCTTCTTCTTGCCATTAAATCATTAAGAGTGCGTTCACTGTTTCTTGAATTTATTGGCATATGGAAATGTTGAGAATCGTTAGTAACAACATTAGTGTTGCTTAGAGCATTCACCGATGGTTGTGCCATCAAAGAAGAACTGTAATCTGCTTTGGCTTGTTCAGCACTAAATCTAAGTTCTGTATTTGCATCTTGAGTAGCAACAAGTGCAAGTTGGGAACCTTCAGCAAACGCTATATTTAATTCTTTAACTTCGGTTACTAGCGCCCCAACAGCATCAGCAAATCTCATCACCGCATTTGCCTGTTGGTCTATCATTTTAGCAGGCAATTTCTTAAATGCTTTTGACATATCATCAAACATTGTTGATGGGAATTTTGAACCTTGGAATCCAAGAAGTTTCATAAGACCTTTGGTAAATTTTTCTAACGCTGGTCCTAGTATTGCAATAAAAGGTGCTGTGCGGGCAATGCTTTGTAAAATTTCCAATGGAGTCTTTTTTGGTTTCTTCATACCAAAGAAACTTCCAAAGAAACTGGCAACACCAGATAATGCTCCACCAACAAGGTTTCCTATACCTTCTAGTAAACCAGGCTCGCCGCCCATAAAGGCTTTAATAGCAGCCCCTAATCCCGCAACAACTCCAATAGTCTCTGCAATTTTTTCCGTGTCAAACTCTGCGGCACCAAATTTCTGCAATGACACTGTTAGTTCATCAATCCCCTTTGCACCTTCACCCATTGTTGGTGCGACTTCACCAAACGCAATAAACATTTGGAGCATTTCAAACGGACCAGGGGCAGGTGTACCAAACAAGAATGATAATGCACTTGCAGCAACGCTACTTGCTGTTGCTAATAGTTGTGCGGCCGCACCTGCGGCAGTGAATGCAATCAACGCACCTGCCAATGCAATGATGCCGCCGGCTGCCGAAATCATTCCCGCGCCACCTACTTCTCCAAGTCTAATAAAATTATCAACAATAGTTGTTAGGAAATCTCCAACCGTGTTCACTACTAATGCTATTGCTTCAGCAATAAATGTCAGTCCAACTCCGAATAGTGTTGCAGCCGCACCAAACATTAGCATTGCAATCGCCGCTGGTATCAACGAAGCACCTAATGCCGCAATCGCAAGGGCGCCTATAAAGATAAAGGGAGCAAACATACCCAGCACCCCGGCAACGACCGCAAACGCCACCAACGCTCCTAGTCCAATAAACACATCCGCCCAAGAAACTTCAGCAAACATACCTAGTGCAAACGCAAACGGTATAAGTGCAATACCAAGTACACCAATTGCTAACGCACCCATTAATATTTGTGATGCAAATTGACCCATTACTCCGGCAGCGACAGCAAATATTACAAGTGCGCCTGCACCCTTTATCAATTCCATAAAGTTAATATCGGTGAATTGTTTTAAACCATACGCAAATGGTACGAGTGCAATACCAAGTAATCCAATGGCAAGAATTCCCTTTAATACCTTTGTAGTACCAAATGCCGCAATACCTTTAGCAATACCTGTGAGAAGACCTCGAATTGCTTTTCCTAGTGCCTTGCCCATTCCGGCAAGCATTCCAAGAAATCCTTTGTCTGCACCACCTTCGCCTTTTTTACCTCCCTCAGCACCTAGTGCGGCAATTAATTCATCGTGTCTTCTTTCTTCTATTCTTCCCTCTTCGCCCTCTTCTTCTCGATCATCACCAGCATTATCTTGCATAAACGCGAGTAACTCTGACAAGAAGCCTGGACTCTTTACGCCCAATCCATCAATCAGATTTGAATTCATCTCTTCTATTGCTTCAAGAGTTCGTTGCTCGATATCTGCGGTTGATATCTCTTCGCCGCCCTTTTCCCCTCCCATGTGGATTGCTGTGCCCGCTCCGAGGGCGGTTTGATATCGAGCCATTTCGGCTTCTTCTTCCTCATTCATCGGTGCCGTTGCTTGGGCTTGTTCGGCTTCTACTCGCTGTTCTTCAGCCTGTACATCTTGTTGTCTTTTCTGTTCAATCTCACCTGCGACTTTTGCCTTTGCTTCTTTGCTCGCTCGACGCTTTCGAATCAGAATACCAGCAGTTTTTCCTAAAATACCACCACCGAGAATATTTTCAGCAAACTTATCTAAAGAAGGCAATGCTTCCTTTACGGACTGGAATAATACATTACCCGAACTGGTCAGAGAGCCCATACCAGTTTCTAGAGTTGTTGCAATAGACTCAATTCGTGCGGCTTCTTTTTCATTTAAATTGTGATCGGACTGTCTAATTGCCCGCATCTCACCCATAATGATGCCTGCTTTTTCTTGGTCAGCAGTCAACAACTCTTTTTGTAAGTCTAGAAGTCTTTGCTCAAGAAATGAACCTTCTGCCGATTGCATTTCCCCGAACTCTTCAGTCAGGGCTTTATTATGGTCATTTATTTGTCTGAGATTGTCTTGTGCTTGAACGGCAATATCAAAACTTGTTCTGTCTGCCCATTTTTGAGTTTCTCTAAATGCCGCAGTTAAATCACCACTAAACTTAGTCTCTGCATGTAAACGGGCTTTGGTAAATTGCTCTAACGAACTTTCCATAGCCATTGCAGACCGTGCAAGTTGCCCTATTTGTTCTTTGGAAAATCCTGAAAATGCTTCTTCTATTTCTTTAGCGGTGTCGTGCCATTTACTAAGAGGTTTTTCAAAATCTTTAAAACCTTTTTCAACAGACTTGCGAGTACCCTCAGACTCGGCCACTACCTTCTTGGTAACTTCATCGAGTTTTTTATCTCTTTCGGGATTTGGTGGGAATTCGCTTGGCATTTTTTATCTTCGTCTTGCTGAATTTATTTGTGAGTTCTGTTTCTGAATTCTTTCGTTTTCTGCTTCCACATGCTTATTTAACAACACAACATATATGTCTCTTTCCCACGGCATCATCGCCTCTACCTCCTCAAGACTCCAGCCGTGGTGTTGTATCATAGCGAAGTTAGTCTTAATCATATTTGTCAGACTGTTATGGGAGAGGCAGATTCGAAAAAATCTTGTAGTCCTACCAAAGTAGCAGTGTTCTTTTTCTTACACTTTGGGCAAGTAAAGTTAATATCGTGCTGTAGTTTTGGCATCTTTTCAAAGAATTCAGAAATTTTCTTAAACTGTTCTTGTGGTAATGAATCTATAAAGTCATCAAGTTCCTTTTTGCTAAAATCGTTGTAAATTTGTTCTTCATCATAAATCGAATCAATGCATTTTGAAATTGTATCAAATACGAACTCTGGAGATGCTTCTGCTCCAGGCTTCATTCCACTCATCATATCTAAAGTGGGATATTTCATTACCAGTCCTACATCACTGGTCAACTGAATTTTAAATTCTTGGTTTTCTTCTGGAAAATTGACATTGACCTTCTTTAGATCAACTTTTACGCCAATCTTTTCGGCACACTTGTCGCATCCAATATTAACATCAACGGTATCTTCAACCGATTGAATTCTAAGTTGTAAAAACAAATATTCAATATCAAACATTGCTAATGTATCGACATCAACTTTTCCGTCAACACAATTATTAATAATTTGTTTTACTACATTCGCAATTTCTTTTTGCTTTCCGCCTTCCATAGCCATAAGAAGAAGTTTTTCTTCTTTGACTAAAAATGGACGATATTTGACTGTCTCACCTGTAGAGGGGAGTTTCAATTCATAGAAAGGGGTAGCAATTTTTGGTAAAGCCATAATTAATTTCTCCTAATTATTTAAAGTTGAGATAATGGGATTTCTTCCCATCGTCTAAAAGCAAAATCTACCTGTTGCTTCATATATGTATCTCTTTGTTCGTATCCTACTTCGATAGGACCTACGCTTTTTGGATATGCTTCTACAATTCTTACGCCATAGATTGGTGTATCATCAATTGGGCCTTGGATTACCGTCCCGTCTGCTCCAGTGCCAATTGGTCCTTCGGATTGTTTGGTAGGATATTGAAATACACCTATATCACAAACATAGTCATTATAGTAAGAAAAATCAGCAGTGTCGGCTTCATTAATATGTTGTTGCCAAGCAGTAAAAAATCTTCTAAGACTCATATCGTGGTCTAATCTAAATATTAAACTTAAATCACCTGAATATAATTTTTCATATGCAAATTCACGAATAGGACCATATATTCTGTTTGGTTGTGTGCTGATTGCTTCGCCTGGAAAAGATGCCGTTTCACAAAGAACTGTAAGTTTTTTTCTGTAAGTGCTGTCCCAACCTGCATGTTGTATAAAGGCTTGCATGACAGTTTCAAAGCCGCCACCCGCAAAAGTTACTTCATAAAGACTGGGTTTAACAACCCCCTCAAAGGAGGCCTTCCAATCACTTATATTGCTTGGTACTCTAGGTGCTGGCATTTATGACATTTCTTCCGTTAATGTGTTGCTCCAAATTGCTTTCTTTCCTACTTTTTTAAATCTCTCTACGGGGAGATTGATAGCAATGGGCCAATCTTCTGCTGGTATATTTATACAATTTCCCTGAATTCTTTTGATATTATATTGGCGAAAACAGGATTTGAATATCTTCCATTTTTTGTCTTTTATCATTTTACTATATGGAAGCATTATTCTATTATTTTGTCTGTATTTCTGTAGTTGCATAAACATAAATAATCTTCTTTTTGGTGGAATATAATGAAAATTAATACCAAAAAAAGAACTTTTTTCTCTAGACAACAATAATACAAGAGGAAATGTATCATAAAACGGAAGGGTAGTTTTGTATTCTGGTTCGTTGTAAAAGAAAAAATACAAGAAACCCTCAAACAGTCTTCTTTTGCTATTTCTGGTAGGGTCAGATATTATCTGGTCTCTTAAATGTTGTACTTTTGATACTCGAATATTTTCATTTATAGTTTTACGAAACCACTCGAAACTGTCTAATGGAACATTCGCATCTCTTCTAAGTTTCTGAAAAGAATCAAAAATGCTATCTTCAGTCAATTTATTTTTAGCCATTATTGTTACCTGTAAATAATTCTTTTTCAGTTAGAATTTGAAACTTCCATCCCTTATTTTCAGCAAATTCTTTTGCTGCTTTCCATTTGGCGCTATTGATGCCCCAATTTTTTACCTCTTCAATATATCGTTTTGTTTTTCGTTTTGGTCGAGTTGGCGGAGAACATTGTTTCTTTGGTTTAATCTCAACTAAACGAGTTTCAACAAAACCTTTCTTGTTCTTTGTCTTTATGATAAAATCAACAAAGTATCTGTGATATTTATTGTCGATTGGCGATTTATATGGAATAAATAATTCCTCAGAACCCCATTCTATGACGGATTCTTTTTCATCACAAAATACCATAAATCGACGCTCCCACAAAGAACGATAAATAATATTTGTAGGGTCACCAATATATTTATGTGGGCATTTAGGTCGGAATTTTCCTTTGTACGGCATACATATTATGTATCTAGGAGAAAATAATGGCACAAAACATAGTTAAATTTCCTAAAGATTTGGGCGAATCAGAAGAACACCAACACTTTATGGTGTTTCGTATTTATTCGAACTCGTCAGCAAGTTTAGGAAGTAATACTAGAACAGGCTCTACATCTTCTTCTACTGTTGATAGCAGTGCAGAAGGAAACATGCTTAGAGATTTAGATTCTTCAAGAGCCTCTAATCAACCAAAAGCAGGCGACGATGATCGGGAAGGGGCTGCCCAACGGATGGCGTCGGCATCCGCCAGGATGCAGGCAAATGAAAAGCGTTTAAGAGATCAGGGTGTTAAGCCAGGAGATGAGAGCAGGTATCATACCGACAGAAAAGAGCGGTTACAGGATGCGGCAATAGAAAATGCGACCAGCATCGTGGGTGCATTTTTTACTGATACTACTTATTCAAGAGCAAAAAAACTAAACCAAGATTCTCTCTTTGTTCCCTTTCCACAATCTATTTCTATGACTGATGGTTGGAATTGGGAAACAGTATCATTTCAAAAGTCAGCAGTAGGAGAAATGATGAAGGGGGGATGGCAAGAAGGATTAGAAAAAGGACTAACTGATATAGTGGGTGGTATTGGTGCTATGACTGGTTCTGAGAATATTGGAAAATTGATACAACACAGTAATAGAAGAGTTTCAAATCCAAGAAAAGAAACAATGTTTAATGAGCCAAGTATGAGAACATTTACTTTTGAATTTGATTTTGCTCCAAGAGATATAGACGAATCAGAAAATGCAAATGCTATTATACAATTATTTAAATATCACGCTGCACCTGAATTATATAAAGGAGCAAATTCACTTTATACTTATCCATCTGAATTTCAAATTTATTTTGTATCACACGGAAAAGAAAATAAATATATTGCAAAAATAGATAGGTGTGCATTAACTAATATAGCCGTAAATTATACAAATGCAAATATGTGGTCTGCATTTAAAAATACAAGTGCCCCAACACACATAAAAGTTAGTCTCGAATTAACTGAATTGTCCTTGCAATCCAGAAACAGTCTTATGGAATTAGATGGTATTGACCTCCGAGGAGGAGAATAATGGCATTTTTTGATAAATTTCCAGTAACACTCTATGATATTAAGAAGGACGGCAATCAAAAACTTGTTGTTGATATTCTTAGAAGAATTGTTTTTCGTGAAGAACTTCGTGAGGAAGCAAGTTTATTTTATGACTACATTATTAAAGATGGCGAAACACCAGAAGTTGTTGCACATAAATTTTTAGGTGATACTAATCTTCACTGGATTATACTTTTATTGAATGAAATAGTTGACCCATATTTCCAATGGCCATTGAGTGATGCTTCTTTTGAAAAATTTACAGATGACAAATATCCAGGCAAAGCATTTTATCTTGGAAATGACGAAAACTTATATTTTGCAAAAGATGAAGAAGTTTATGTAAGCAGTAGGGATGGAACAAAACATGCAACTATTAGGGGTCTTGTAAAATATTATGACCCAACTTATAGAAAATTAGTTTTGTATAATATTGTTTCTCCATTAACTTTTGCTGTAGGTGATATCATTACAGGAAAAACAAATTCTTCTGTTGGTACTATTACAAGACTAGTTGATCTTCATTCACAAGCAGTTCATCATTTTGAAGATGCAAATACAGATTATCTTTACAATCCACTAGACCCACTTGCAACTCCTCCTGTAACAGGCTTACAAGTTGCTATTGGTTCAACTGGTTCTACTTTTGTAAATTCGGAGGGCGGTTTATCAGGAGCAACTTTTGGAAATACAATTTTATATTCTTATGTAAATAGTTTAGATGCAAGTACAATTACCCATTCTGTAGTTACGAATCAAGAATATGAAAGAAGATTAAACGAAACGAAAAGAATAGTAAAAATTTTAAGAGATGATTATGTTCCTACCGTTATGGATGAATTTGAAAGGATTGTTAAATAATGCCAGAAAATACCGACCCAACAAAAAAGGGGCTGTCTCACTTTGAGGACAATAATCCTGGCAAAGCAAACCAGTTACTGGACAAGTATGCTGGTGACAATAACTATCGATTAAAAACATTAACGATTTCTTCTCCTTCTGGTGGCGAAGTTGATATTACTACTATTTTTGTAGGAATGTCTATTTACGAAGATATGTTTTCAAATACCATGAGTTGTAGTGTTTCATTTCACGATACCAATGATATTTGTAGACATCTTCCAATTGTGGGTCAACGAGAAAAACTAAAAGCAGTTTTTTCACTTCCAGGCGATAAAGACATTAAATATACCTTTGATATTTATAGGATAAGTGTAAAAAATATATCTACAGTTGGAAAAAAACAAGCAATAACATTACAGGGTGTTTCTGCTGAACAATTCAAAAACATTCATACTAAAGTTAGCAGGTCTTTTTATGATAGTATTGATAATATTATAGAAACAATATACAACGATTACTTAAAACCAGATGGTTCTGCCTCTCAATATAAATTAAGCACTATTTTACCAACAAATAAAGAAAAGAGAAAATTTATTATTCCTAATTGGCATCCTTTCGATGCAATTAATTGGTTATTGACCCGTGCTACTCCGAAAGATAATGATAATGCTTCTAATTATATATTTTTTCAAAATAGAGATGGACATCATCTAACCACTATAGAGGACTTGTTCAAAATAGGGAGCAAGCCAAGAATGGAATACTTTTATATGCCACGACGATATCGTGAAGCACCTGCTAACTTTCGTGATCCTGGCTACGAAATGAGAAATATTCAAAGATTAATTTTTGAAGAACCTGGCAACAGACTTGACGAAAATGTAAAAGGAATGTACGGTTCTTCAATATTAACACACGACATAGTTCGAAAGAAGTATAAACTTAAAAAATTTCAATTGAAAAGTAATTTTTCAAAAACTAAACATATAGAACAAAATTATCCTATTGCACAAGGTATAGATAAATTTAGCAAAGAATATAATACTTCCTTTAATTTTTGTCCTATTCATAAAAATCTTAATCAAAAAAACAAATTACACGGTGGAGATACAATAGAACAAAATGAAAAATATGCAGAATGGTTGTTAAATAGAAAATCTTTAATTAGACAAATAGGAGCAAATATTATTAATATTAATGTTTCTGGAGATTCTCGCAGATCGCCTGGAGATGTAGTACACCTTACCCACACTCCATTACAACCAGCAGTAGGAAAAGATTTAAAATATAATAAATATATTAACGGAAAATATTTAGTAACATCTGTACAACACAATCTTACACCAGACGGATATTGGATGAATATGGAACTCAGCAAAGATTCTATGGAAGAAGTATATTCTTCTAGTTCTAATTTCTTAGAGGCAATGGAAAACATTAATGGACCAGTAGTAAACCAGTAAGCACAGGAATAAAAAATGGCATTAGAATTCTCACAATACAATGAAATATCTGAAGGGCTGCATCTGCTCAACGAAAAAGAAATTATCGTTGGCAAGGGTGCTAACTATGGTCAGATTGTATTTCTAGTTGGTGGTGCAGGTAGTGGTAAAGGTTTTGCTAGAACACATTTCTTGCAGGGTGCGAAATTTAAAAAGCGGGATGTTGATGAGTGGAAGGGAATGTTCTTAAGAATTGCTGCCCTTAAAAATGAATATCCAGAACTTAAATCACTAGACTTAAAAAATCCTGATGATGTTTCTACTCTTCATCAGTGGGTAAAAGATAAAGGAATTAAAAGTAAAACTTTAGATTTGATGTTATCTCAAGCCAAACTTGGTAGACTGCCAAATATATTATTTGATATTTCATACAGAGAGAAAAGTGATATCGATGCTCTTCTTCCTGCATTAATGGAGGCTGGATATAATCCAATAAATCTTCATGTCGTTTGGGTATTAACAAATTATGCAATTGCAGTAAAACAAAATCGTGACCCAAAGCGGGGCAGAGTTGTATCAGACCAAATTATGCTAGACACACACGAAGGTGCTTCAACTAATATGTGGCAAATGTTAAACAATGGAACACCGGCCGGAATAAATGGTTCGGTTCACATCATTCTTGGTGGTAAAGAACATACTGTATTTTTCAAAGATGCTGATGGTAATGAATTTAGTGGACATCAAAGAAGCAAATATGGTACAGACAGAGTTATTATTAAAGATTTTAAATATCTAACTTTGAAAGAGCCAGGAAAAGCAATGACATCCGATGCTGGTTTGCGGGCACAGGCTATGAAATGGATTGTAGACAATGTTCCAAGAACTCTAAAGAATGCAGGTATATTCCAATCCGACGAATCCGTTACTGAAGAAAAAGAAAACCTTTTACCAGAAATTTATTGCGATATGGACCAAGTTCTTTCAGACTTTTTAGGTGGTGCTGAAAAGGTTCTTGGTAAATCATTTACTGACCAAAACTATTGGAACAAACCAGAGTCAGGAGACAAAAAGATAGAACTGACTAAAAAATCTCCACACCTATACAGAGACTTAAAGTGGATGTCAGATGGCAAGAAACTTTGGGACTTTATCAGAACACATAATCCAAAAATTTTATCTGCGTATCCAAAAGAATGGATGCCAAATGCTAGAAGCGACAAAGAACAATGGATTAAAAAAAACATTGGCAGAGTTGATGCTTATATTGTTAAAAGAAAAGAAAAAAGACGGTACGCTCTTAATGATAAAGGTCAACCAAATATTTTGATTGATGACCATTCAAAAAATATTAAAGAATGGAATGCCTCAGGCGGTGTTGGTATATTACATACAGATGCGGCAAGTACAATTACAAAGTTAAAGAAAATGGGATTCTAAATTATGCAACAATTTATGGGAAAAGATGGATTTATATGGTGGCAGGGTGTTGTCGAAGATGTCGATGACCCCTTAATGCTTGGTAGGTGTCGTGTTCGTTGTTTGGGATGGCACACCGAAGATAAAAGTCCAGAGGGAATTGCAACAGAAGATTTGCCTTGGGCATATCCACTACAACCAATTACAAGTGCCGCAATTAGTGGTGTTGGTTCTTCTCCAACTGGACTCGTTCCTGGCTCTTGGGTTATGGGATTTTTCCGTGATGGAGAATCCGCACAAGAACCAGTAATAATGGGTTCGATTGGTGGTATTCCAGAAAAAGAAGCAAATGTTGAAAAGGGATTTAATGATCCAAGGACAGTAGAATCGGAAATTGAGCCTGGTTGTTTTGGATGGAGATGTCCATATGTCGCATCAGGGCAACTCACAGAAGACCCAAGAGGAAATATGAAGGGGAAAGGATTAAAGGTTCACAAATATTATTATGATGGTAATGGTGCAATAATTGTTAATAACGATTATGCACAAAGATATCCTAAGAAATGGGCATTAAATGAACCAGATACAAATCGTTTATCTCGCGGTGTAGTAGACGGAACAATTGTTCCAAGAAAGAAACAAAAAAGAGAAGTAGGCGAGGGTGGACTTTTAGATGATAATGTTCCAACTGCTGACATTACTTGTATGCCGGTAAAGGCAGGTATTGCTAGTCAAAGTACAGCAGAAGAAAATCCAAAAGGAAAATGGACTGAACCAAAAACTGCATATGACCCAAAGTATCCACATAACCATGTTTATGAAAGTGAATCTGGTCATATTATGGAAGTAGATGATACACCAAATAGAGAAAGACTTCATCGTTATCATAGAACAGGAACTAATGAAGAAATTCATCCAAACGGTGATAGAGTTTTGAAAGTTGTAAATGATAGTTATACTACAGTTTTTAAGAATAGTAATATGCACATTGATGGTTTTGCAAATGTTACAGTAGACAAAGCGTGTAAGATTTTTATTAACCAAGATGAATCTCCTGAAGGAGCCCCAAAGTTTGGAAACTTTGATATACATGTTGGTAAAGGTGCAAACTTAAATATTCATGTAGAAGAAGGACAGATTAATACTAAAATCACCAAAGGTGATATGAATGTAGAACTTGCAGATGGAAGTTTCTACACACATGTAAATGGTAACTTTGAACATTATGTGAGCGGAGACTATAATTTAAGAGTAGACGGACAACTCAGAACACAATCTGGTAAGAACACTTATATGAATGCAGGACCAGATATTCATCTGAACCACCCAGGCTATGCTGGAGGTGGTGCCGGGCCCGCCGGACCGTTCGGGGGTCTTGATGCAGAAGGTGTTATGGGTATGGCGGCTGGTGCAGCAATGTCAACACCACAAGGTCAAGCCGCAGGTGCAGCAGCAGGCGCCGCAGGCGGCGCAGGTGCGCCGGCAGCGCCGGGAGGATATTAAAATGGTTTTTGAATCAGGATATAGCGATTTACCTCGCAACATAACACCAAAATTTCCTTCGCCCGATATACCGCATCCAGATTCTGTTATTCGTGCTACTAATGCAGCCGATTTAATTACAGAACATCCACTGTGTAATGAAAACTTATTAAAAGATATTGATGGTGTTATGAGTCTTTCTAGTATGCCGAGCCTTCCAAATCTTGAAAGCCTTCTTTCTGCATCGGGATTATCAAGTCTGCCAGGAAAATTAGACCCAGAATCAATGTTCTCTGGTATTCCTACTTTTACTGGTTTAATGGAAATGGCAGGAATACCAAACATTGATGATATTGATTGGAAAAAAGAAGCAATGGCAGCGGCAGATGATATATTACATCAACTAAATATACCGAACCCGTTGGCCGATTTGTGTGCTAAGGTTCAAGGTATGGGAGCAGATGCTCAAGACTTATTAAAACAAATACCAGACCCCAGTCCTGATCTTGTTGGTCCAAACATCGACGTTCCGAAATTTACAGATATTGTAGATATTCCCGAAGTTGGTGATATCTTTTAAATTCCATAGGGTGTAAAGTATATTATGCCAATATTAAACTTACCAGACACAATAGAGATACCTTTTGAAACTCTGACTAACGAACAGAGAAAGGCTATCCATACAGTTATGACTGGTAGGGGTTTAAGAAATCCAATGGCAGAAAAGATTCAAACCTGCCGTGAAGCCTGTTTATCAGAAATAGAAGCGTTTAATGGTTTATCTCTTGCTGTACTCGATGATGAAGGAAATTGTCCATCGTGTAGTGGAAGTGAATGCTTCTTTCTTTCTGCTCAACAAAGACAAGATATAATTTATCTCTTAGAACTATTGATTTATTGGTTGGATGCATTAGAAGTACACACTAATAAATTATCTGGTTCTGAAGTGGGCAGCATCGACCAATTCTTCCAACGGCTGTCTACAGCAGGTTCTTATACCAGTGCATTAAAAACTATTACTGGTTTGAATCACGAAAAATTCTCTATGGTGTTCCGAAGTTTAATGGGAGCAGGAGATGTTTGTTTAGATAGAATGTTAAATCCTTGTTCGGGCGATTGCCAGGATGGCTATACTACTTGCGGTAGTAATATCGCCGCAAATTCTGGCGTTGTTGGGCTGGTGGGATGTGTATGTAACACCGCCAACGCCGATGCAGTCATAAGTTGTTTTATTAACCAGTTTATTGGCTGTGTTAAAGACTTAATCGAAGAAGATAATTTAAATTATTGTGAAGCAAAAAAAGTAGTTGACAAATATGCTGCAAGTTCAAGACTTACAAAAGATGCAATTGCAGACCCAATTATTGGTCAGATTGTTCGATCAATCTTTGCAACACCAGAACTTAAACAAGCATTATTGGATATAAAACAAGACGAAGTAAGCGAAGAAGTATTACAAAAAACAGAGCAATTCTTTCCAGAGTTTACAGACGAATCTGGTAGAGTAACGGATTGTGAAGGTTCACCATTTGTTGTAGTAGGACCTGTTGGTGAGCAAGGCTTGCCTGGCATTGATGGATGCAGAGGACCAGTTGGTCCTCCAGGCGCGCCTGGACTTGATGGAGATTGTGATGGTACATGTGTCGGTGGTATAACTGGTGCTTGTTGCGTTAGTGGATTCTGTTTAGAAATAACCGATTCGCAATGTGCATTTTACAATGGACAATATTATGGTGATGAAAGTGAATGTAATGTAGAGGGGGGATCGTGTGTTCCTCCACATTGCGGAAGCGATAATGAATGTATAGGGGAACAAGTTTGTTGTGGTACACAATGTACAGACCCTTGTCCAGACCGTGCAGGCGGCGAACCTCCGTGTAATATATGCCCACCTTGTGCAGAATGTGATGATTGTAGTCCATCTTGTGGTGGCAATTGTTGTGCTGATGACGAAACTTGCTGTGGTACTGATTGTATGCCAACATGTGAGGGCGGAGGTTGTCCAAATTGTCAAGGTGGATGTTGTCCACCAGATACTGTTTGTTGTGGGGGTGATGGTTGTTGTCCACCAGATAGATGTTGTGGAGGCGCGTGTTGTTCACCAGATAAAATTTGTTGTGGTGGTTATTGTACAGTACCAGGCGCTTGTGGTACTTGTGACCCAACACCTTGCTGTGATGAAGATGGAAATCCAGTAGACCCATGTGACTTTGGCAATATAGGAGATTGTCCAAATTATGACTGTAATAATGGATGTGGTTGCACACTTGAAGAACCACATTGTTGTAATGATGCTTGTTATGCAGAACCACACGAACCTTGCGG